CCAATGTCACGCATCGTGTAGCGACGGTTCTCAATGAACTTGGTACGGACATCATTGAGGTTGTAGGTGTATGGGCTCAACCAAATCTGGTAGAGGGCCATTGCATTCTCGTCGGTGCGCGGGATACGCGGATCGTCAGATGGCTCGCCCTTCTTGATGTAGATGAAGCCGTCCTTGTTGATCTGAAGGAGGTCAGCGCGACCCTGGTAGTACTCGATGTCGAAGATCGCCGTGCTCTCATTAGCTGGGAGGACGACCGAAATTGGATTGGTACCGAGGATGTCAGGGCGGAAGTCGATGCTCGCGGCGAGTGGGTACTCAACGCCGGCTGTCGACTTGTACGAACCTAGCGTCTCGTAAGTGATGCCCGAGTCCGAAGCGTTCAGTGCTGGAGCATACGAGTCGATTGTGAAGTAGCCTTGGTTACCACTGTGCTCGAAGTAATCGAAGTTGATGGCCAGACGGTAGCTGCTGTTAGCTGAGAACGATGCTGCCTTGGTGCGCACAATCTTGGACTCGAGGTAAGCCGTGTCGGTGATATTCGCAGCGAGCTTGTACTCATCTGTAACATCAGCGACGGGCGTCTCAGGCGAGCCGTCTACGTAGAGCTTGACGCTCTTGAGTCGATATGCGTCAGTGACAGTCAGAGGAATCTCAGCGCCGACCGAATGACTTGGAGCCGTGTTGGTATGGATCGTGAGGTTCTGAGGTGTCTTTGTGCGCTCAGTCTGATTGGTGCGCAGGACGTCTACGATAACATAAACGGATGCGCCAGCCGCAGGAGTGCCGAGTGTGATTGTGATGTTGGTTGGCGAGAACGTGGTAACCGGGCCAGGGTTGAATGAAGTGGTCGCGCCAGTTAGCACGTACCAACCAATCATACTGGTGCCAGCGTTATCGAAGTACTCGTTAGCCGAAGTGGTGAAGGTCACGCGGCCCGAACCATCAGCAACACCATTGAGCTTTCGGCGAACCACGACGTTCATCGAACCGTTGAGCGAGTCCTCAGCCGAGCGCAGAGACTTGACGTGGCTGCGATCGATCTTGTAGATCAGCGCAGTCTGGTTAGCGTTGTATAGCTCAACCTTGCCAGTCACAGGATCGTTTACGGTGTTGACGTAGAAGCCTGTGTTCGTTACAACATAGCTCTTAGCGTCCGACAGCTTCTTGCCTGCGTTGAGGTTGATGTCATAGACGTAGTAGCGGTAGGTAGCTGTCTTGTCGTTGAGGTTGCCGGAGATGTACTTGGCATCGCTGATCTTCATCGTACCGATCATCGAACCTGCGGTCGCTGTACCAGTGGTAGCACCGTCATAGATAGCAACCACAGCGTCAGTGATCATGCCCGATGCATGAGCATTTGGCCACACGCCTGCTCCCATTGGTCGCCCAATGAGGAAGCTTCTGCCGTCGAAGTGCTTGACGAAGCTCGTAAGTTTGTTCGTATCACGCGCCTTAGAGAACACGACAGGGGTGTCTGCCAGAGTCTCAACGCGGTAGCCCTTCACATACGCGATCGAAGGCGTAACCACTGCGACGAGGTCATCTGCATCACCGTCCATCGACCAACCGAGAGGATCGGTAGGCGAAGCCTTCTTAGCATTGACGAAGGACATGCGGAACGGACGGATGGTGTAGTCGCCGTGCGTCTCATAGGTGCGCTTAGCAATCGCATCCATGATGTCCGCATACTCAGAATCTGTCTTCATGAACTCGACAACCATACCTGGTCCGAGACGACAGAGAGGGATGAAGTTCTCACCGTCAGCGTTGTCGTAGGAACGCCTGACTAGAACGAGTTCAGCCTTGTAGCGATCGGCGCCTGGCGCTGTGCTGTTTGGGTAGCCGAGCGATGGATCGAGGAGCGATGCGTCTTCCTGATAAGTGACGATGGTCTGGACAAAGTCCAATCCAATCTTGCATGGCTCGAAGTTGACAATCTTACCTTCACCGTCCTTCTCGAGGTACTTGACTACAATGATGTCCTGACGTGCAACATCAAGGAACATTCCTTCGTAGTAGAAGATACCTTCATCTACTGTGAAGAACTGACCATAGCCAGTTGGAGGAACAGTATCGGTCAGACCCGAGCCTGGGCAGCTAGGGCAACGCACCGTGACGTTACCGATCTCAATGCCGTTGGAATCAATGACACGGATGTTCTCGCCCGGGATAAACGTCGAGGTCACGCCGTCGATTGCGGTGCCAGTATAAACCACATAGAGAGTCGCTGGGTCAGTACCCTCAACGTCGACGCCTCGCACCAGAGTAGCGGTCACACCTGAGGCTTCACCGATGAGGCGAGTGTTCTCAGGATAGATCGAGACCAATGGGTTATTCAGGAGGCGAACGTATGCCTTAGCCTGAAGAGACGTGCGAGAGTTGCTGACCTTGGAACCATTCTTGAAGATATGGTTGGCGAAGGACTCGATCTGATGCTGGAAGATGCTCTGAACGGTGTTCAGCTCACGAGCTTGGACAGGGCGCCCTGGACGATAGAGCACCTTATGGTAACCCTTCTTCGCATCGAAGTCGTCGAAATAAGGGCTTCGATTTAGGTCAAGCTTGGACATTGTTTACCTTAGAGCGAGATAGAGATTTTGATGACTTCTTCCTGAGAAGAAGTATGCTCGATAGCTACGATGTTGTTCATGTAGAGAACATATCCGCTACCCTTGAGATATTTAGCCTGGGTTCCTGAAGCATAGTCTGGATGCGATGGACCAATGTACGCAGTCGCGTTCTTAATCGTACCACGTACACCTGACACCAGAGTGATCTGTCGGAAAGTACCGTCCAAGTCGAGTGGCTCGGTAGGGATGTAATCCGAAAGGCTAGCCGATAGACGGGACGAGATCAGCACCGACGAGATGCCAAGCTCAGTGTCGAGGTTAGAACCATGACCGCCTGCCGGAGAGAGGTTAGCCTTCGCGACGCCACCTGCTGTGCCAGGAATCACGAACGCTCGAGCCCAGGTGTAGCCAGTACCACCGGACGTCACATTGACTGCGGTGACCAGACCCGAAGAGATCACCGCAGTAGCTGTAGCTCCAGTGCCGTCACCGATGATTACAACCGATGCTGTTGTGTATGAGGACCCAGGAGTGCTCACTGTGATCGCATCCACTTCGCCAGCCTCAATCGCGACAGCAAGCGACGCACCAGCGCCTGGCAATCCATCCTTGTATGCGAGCGCGAAGGCTTCGGTGTAACCCGAGCCACCGTTGGTCGCGTAGATGCGATTGAGCGTCTTGCTGTTTCCTGCAACAGTCGTGCGCGAAGCTGCGGATGCATTGGAGCCGTTACCTGTAACTACGACCTTGATGGTATCAGTGGCAGCGAACGGAGTAGGCGTCGATACCAAGTCCACAAAGGTAGAGATCTCACCCTGCACCAACGTCGTGTTAACGCTCGCCGGAGCAGGAACGTATTGTGTCGATCCGAAAGTGAACATCTCGGAGCCGGAAATCTGACCGACATATTTCCAGATGTAGCCGTCAGCTGTTTCGATCAGTGCCGTCGATGTACCCGAAGGAGCATCAACTGATTCGGCGCCACCGTTGTTGTCCAAGCACTTGTAGACATAGGTCTGAGAAACAATGGTGTAATGAGGCGTCGGGTAGTTGTTCGACTCTGGGTTATACTGCGAGTAAACCGTGCCACTTGTCCATGCCCTATTGGCTAGACCGAGGCGCATGTTGGTGCCGTCGAGCTTGATCAGCGCCGTCAGGTCAGATAGTGCCTGTTCCTGTCCTGCAACCGACGTATCTGGAGCATCTGGCGATGCCGGATTACTCCACTCTGTCTGCTTACCGATACCGAGGTACAGGTTCGAGATAACATCGCCGTCCTGTACGTTGTCAATGCCTAGCGCGAGCCAACGAACGGTACCGTCATAGACAGTGCCAGTCGTGTTGGTCGGTCCCGTACCGGCGTTAGTCACACCTTCCTGGATCGCGATGAAGCGGTTATTGGCGTTCGTCACCTGTGCACCAAGCGCATAGGAAGTCAGCGGCGCGCGTGCTGCCGGGCGAGTAGACTTCATAGCCTCATACAAGCTAGAAATGACGTATGGTTTGATTGCAGGCGTGAAGCTATATGCCATGTCTTTGAATCCTTAGTCGATTAGGATAGGTTCGTTCATGTTGGTGATGATCTCCTCACCGAGCGACGTACCAAGTACAACAACGGTTTGGTCAATGTGGTGAGTCGAGATGAAATTGAGTGCAAGGATGTTCTCGAACAGGATAGCCTCTTCGCCACCAATGACAGAATCCTCGGCAGTGATATTTAGTCCCAGATGCGAAATGATTTCGTAGGAACTCGTCTTGATATACCCCATTGGATGTAGGTATTCGTTGACAAAAGCCTCATATTGCTTGGAGGAAATTGGGCTTACAATCTCGTAGGAGAATTGCTGCACCTTGTCTGAGTCAATGAGGGTTGAGTTCTCATCCAGGAAGCCCTTGCGGTCGACCCAATCACGAGTCTCCCAACGGCTGACCTGTCTGGCTTGAAGGACAGCACCTGCACCGGTCTCGCTATTGATTGTCACTACGGCATCATCGAAGTCGACGAATGGATTTTCCATTTTGATGCCCTGGATGGCACCAATGACCTTCGATTTTGCAATCAACTGAGCAGAACTGCCGCGATCCGTATAGAGAACTGGCGCGCTCTGATAGTTGTAGCCTGGATTGGTAACTTTGGTACCGAGGATCTGCCCCTCGTTGTCAACCTCAGTCACCTTAGCTGTGAATCCGAATCCGTCGTCCTCTGTACGAGCACGGATCAAGTCGCCAACTTGATAGTTCAAGCCGGCTTGAGTGATACCAATGTCAGTTACTCCACCCTTAGCTGTGCTATCGACTACCGCAAAGCCGTTGAGCATGGCACCTGCCACTTGAATAACGTCGCCTGCCATGTAGCCAGAACCTGGGC